GAGTAGTCATAGTAATGACACTTCTTCCTGGTTTGGTTTCATAGATAAACAACCTAGCCTTATAGGCAAAGCAAAGGCTGTAGTATCTAAGAAAGCAAAGAAGAAAGATATCCCTAGCCCCAAGGAGGCATAATGGATAAACTAATCAAGAAGTTAAAGAGCAAGGAATTTAAGGCTGCATTCAAGTCTTATCTCCGTGCAGTACTTGCTTCTGCAATCACAATGGGCATTGCCCTAGCCACTGATATGGCACCTGAATACGCTATCCTCATTGGCTCTATTGCTGGTCCTGCAGCCAAATGGGCTGACAAAACCGAGCAGGAGTTCGGTAGAAAGTAGCCTTTAAACGCCTTCTAAGGCGGTTTTTAGACACAAATAGACCCCCTCACCTAGTCCGATAGGTAGAGGGGGTCTTTTCTGCTTTCTATCCAGTCTTCCCCTAACTGATAGAAACCTTATTCGTTGATAAGTAGGTTGTGCCAATACTCTGGGTACTGCCTAGCATCATAGAATACTACTAGGTCTCTCTCTTTGGTATCCCATCTAGTATGAAAGACTGGTTCTGTTCCGGCTAGTAGTCTGGCTGGAATCATACTAATGCCGTCTGTATATCTGAAGCAGATGCGATGATATGAATGTTCACTATCTGTATATGGTGGGGCTATCATCATCTGTTGTAGTTTATTAAATGGGAAGATGGCTGGCTTGCTACTGTCTATCTTTAACCATTTAACTTCTAAGTCGCCTATGTAATTCTCTCTGCCATTGCCCCACTGTAAACAAATATGAAAGTCTGAGAAATAAAATCTAGGTGTGCCATATAACTTCCATCCCTGAAAGTATCCTTCAAGTGCAGCCGCTGCAATCTTCTCACGTTTGCCATCACCTGCTACTTGCCTTATTGGTTCTAGATTCACTTAGCCTCCTGTTTTATAAAAGCCAGTACCTTTAAAGTGTACTGGTGTTGGTTGAAATGTTTTCTCCATTTCCACTTTGCATACATCACAAAATGTTGTGTGGTTAGAGTAAACAGAAAAGAACTTCTCCTCTATCTTGTTACATATAGGGCAGATAAAATCATATGTTGGCATCGTCATCCTTTGGTACTGGTAGTGTGACCATACTTCCGCAACTAGCGCATTCACCATCTAGAAAGTAAAAGGCTACTTCGCCATCTACAAATCCACCTAGCATTACAAATACCTCACATCCACATACGCAGATATCACCGATTGGTGTATCTCTTAAATCCATAGCGTTGCTGTAGTCAACCCGACGTAGCAACTCTCGGATGTCTTTACTCTGACTCATCGCTCTCGTCTGCCTGTCGTACCTCATCATCGGGATATGGTCTCCATCCACCTAGGTTTCTGATTAATGAATTGATAGCACGTTGAACTTTCATTCTGGCACCATCTATTGTTGTCTTTAGGTCCTTTGCTATCAGACTCCACTCGCTATTATCCGTACTAAATCTAATCCTAAGAATATTTTGTTTTGCTTCAGTTAACTTAAAGAAAGCGTTGGCTATATCTGACCTTAGAACTAACCAATTGTTGCCGTCATTACTTGGCTCTGACTTATTAAACTTATAATTCAGGTCTTTTATTTTGCTAGGTATTTCATATGATTCTGAAATTATGCTAGGCAGGAATGCTTCTATTACTGTTGAATCATAATAATATAAATCAAGCAGTTCATATCCAACTGTCTTGGCTTTTTCTTTTTCGCAAAACTTTACTGCTGCATTACGCAGGGACTTAGCAATTAGTTTGTCTTTATCTTTTCTATCTAACTCAGACCACTCATCATACTTTGCAGTGTGGGTTATAAACCATAACCAAATTATCTGTTGTATATCTACAACTTCAACCATCGGGTACTTGCGGTGGTATTCAACTGCTAATGACGCCACCAGGGTGTCATATTCAGTTAGATATTTTGGCTCCATTTAACCCTTCCCACTGACCTCTTTGTACCATAAGTCCTATTATGGCATAGTTTGCTAGGTCTTTCAGGGTATCTTCTACTGATTCATAGTTCGGCGTGTTGCTTTTTCTTTTGTAGTAGAGATGCTGAAGCCGTTCCATTTTGTCGTGCATACGCACTAATAGTCCGTTCATTGGACTGCCTGGAGCGTGGGCTATGTTGAGTGGTCCGTAGTCTGCGTGCTTCTGGACCATAGTAATTTTTAACTCAGTTAGTATTTCATCTAGATGGCTAACGTCCTTCATCAAGTATCTCCTTAATATTGTTTTCAAATTCAAGCATTGCATCTTGAACTATGACTTCTTCTACTATCTCTTCACCATCACCCTGTGCTGCTGCTACTAGAACATTAGCCAGTAGGGTAAGCAATACTTGTGCATTTTCTGGGTTCTTCTTGCTGGTTTCATAAACATCTCTGAGTGCTGAGAGTATGTCTATACCTTTATTTTCTGAAATAGGAAGCCCCATAATTAGTGGGTTCTCTTCTATATAATCCCAAACCTTCTCAAATTCTTCATTATCCTCCCAAGCATTTTCTGATTTTTTCATCTAAAAACTGTACTCCTTCCTGTAGCATAATGCTGTTGACATCGTGCCCTTCTGGCATCTGAACTATATTCACATTGCCTAACTCTCTGCTTATCTTCTTGCCAAACTCAAGTCCTGGCGTGTCGCCATCTGCTAATACAATGACGACCTCAAAGTCGTCTAATATCTTTGTGTAATAAGGCTTCCAATTATTAGCACCTGGGATACCGACTGCTGGATGTTCAGTCTTGACTGAGACTGTGATGCAATCTATCTCCCCTTCTGTGACGCAGATGTACTGTTCTGCTGTTAGCACTGCCTGTGCGTTGAACATAGATGTCTTAGCACCAGGCAATCCTATGTACTTAGGGTCCTCTCCATTAATGCTGCGGAAACGAATGTCAACAACACCAGATGGAGTTACATATGGTATAACTAACTTACCCTTGTAGCCTTCGTGACCTGGTAATGGATTGTCCACTACTCCTAAATGAAATCTCTTGGCTTCTTCTACCGACAGACCCCGAGTCGCCAGATAATCGGCGGCTTGATGTATGTGCTGGGCGTACTCTTGAGTTGCCTGTAGGAGAAATTGTCTCTGCGAATTTGACAGCCTCACGATAGTTACCTCCTTCTCTTTGCATAATCAAATCGTATACGTCACCACCGATTCCACATCCGTGGCATTTAAATCTTTCATCATCAAAGTTTATACCTGCTGATGCGTGTTTATCTGGATGGAATGGGCAGCGCATCTTTCGCCAGCCACTGCCTACATTAGGCAGGCTGGCGCCTATATATTGTAGATAGGCTGCAATACTATGTTTCTCCATCTGATTGTTTCAGCAATGCTAACCATACCTTTGCTGGCATAGTTGCATACCACTCGCCTACGTCTCCTTTCCCTTTACGTTTATGCAGGACTACACCAGTCCAAGCATTGTCATTCTTCATTTCTACTTCTAACTCTGCTGTCCAACCTGCAAGGTCCATCTTGGCGTGATTCTTAATCTCAATAGTTACACCTGGCACACCACTAATATCGCCTTTGTCTAGTGTTGCTCCTGCTAATCTGCGGTCTGCATACTTGTAACCATTAGCCTTCAACCAAGCAACAACATCTCGTTCTGCTTGGCTACCTTTGCGTTTGGCTGCGCTACTCAAGTGCTTTGTTTGCTACTCTCGCTACTGCTTTTTGTACTATTTCATAGAGTTCATCATCGTTATACAACTCATCAACAACAATACTCCATTCACTTTCTGTTAGTGCTCTACCTTGAAAGACCTCTATATCTTCTTTAGAAAAAGAACAATCCCATATTTTAGTTTCCATATACTGTCTCCTGCATATACTTAACTTGGACATCATCTAAATACATATTGTCTGGATTGAAAGCAAGGCTGACATAGTTATTACCAGTCTGGTCTGCTCGCCCATATCTGTTCTTGACTGGGGCTACGCATAGATAGGTCTCGTCTCCTTGTTTCATCTGACCGATAGTCAGAACCATTGCTGGTATCTGGTTGACCAGACCCTGAATGGCTGACCGTGGCTGGCAAGGATAACCTTCAAAGCCTTCCTTAGTATGATGCAGAACAAGCACGGCTGAGTTGGTATCTCTTGCAAGATACTTCAACTCCTTCATTGCTGCACGCATACCTTGGAATTCTTCGTGTCCATCCATTGCTATATCCATTAAGTTATCTACAACAATAAGTGTTGGGCTTCTTCCCCATACTGTTTCAAATGCAGATACTTCATCATCTAAATCTTTTAGAGTTGGCGTTGACTCAAAGGACCAGAACAAATGATTGTTCATAACAAGAACTTCTTCTGCCTGCTTTGGGTCACGCTTTAGTAACTGCTCTGCTGCTTGCTGTGAGATACGACTAGACATAGCAACTAATCGCATAGCCATAGTGTGAGCGTTGGTATCTGCGCTGAAGTAAAGCGTAGGAACTTTGGCTCTGGCTGCGATTGCCAGTGCAATTGATGACTTGCCTGCACCTGGAGTGCCTGCAACCATCGTGATTTCTGCACGGCGCAGGATAATTCCTGCTCGTTCAAAAGCCGCAAAAGCGGGTGGCAATGG